GATTTGTTTCTACGTACTCGGACGATTGGGACGACCCACCAATGAAATTAGAAAAAGAGTATAAATATTATTAGGAGTGATTATGCCTAGACCAGGTGGTAGACCAAGCAGACAGTATCTTGAAGATACAAAACGTATGCAAGAAAAAAGAAAATTAAGAGAAGTTGGAATGAATAAAGGTGGACTATCACCATCTAAAAGATTTGCATCTAAGTTAAAAGCTATAGAAGAAACTTTTGATAGCGAAGGTAAAACTCCTATGAAAGTACAAAGAATGGTAGATAGAATTATGGCAAGGAAAAAAGCTGACTACGAAAAGAAAAAATATTTAACAGGTGGTCAAGCAAAAATTGCTGCTAAAGCACCTCCTACAAATAAAATTGATGAAAAAGATTTTGCTGTGCTTAGAGCAGAAAAAGCAAAAGACAGAGGTAAAGGTTTACAAGATGAGAAAGTAAAACCTGGTAAAGTTATGAAAGCTAAAAGAGGACAATTTTCAAAATCATCGGCAGGTACTACTGCTAAATCTGCAATGGGAAAAACATTTGCTGGTTATTCAAAAGTTTTCAAAACAGGTGTAAGTGCTGGAGATAAAGCAAAAGCCACTAGCACAATCATTGGAGTAAAACCAAAACTTCCAAAACCATCGAAAACATCTTCTTTAGCAAGAAGAGCTCTTAAAAGTGTTCAAGCAACATCTCTTGGTAAAAAACTTTTACCTGTAGTTGCTGCGGGAGTCGCTGCACAACAATATTTAAAATCTAAAATGAAAAAGAAAGATAAAAAAATGGGTGGTGGCATGATGAAGGTTCCAGGATATGTATCAGGAACTGATAAAATGGGTGTTAAACCAAAAATAAAATACAGCAGTAGTGTAGGAAAAACAGTGACAATTAAAGATGGAAGAATTGCTCTTACTGATCCAGACACACCAAAAGCAGGACCAAAAGCAGGAAGACCTAAAGCACCCCCTCCTCCAAGAAAAAGAAGACTTCCTCAACAAGCAAGAAGATCAGTAGGAAAAAGAGCGGGACTTGGAGCATTAGGAGGAACAGGTAGAAAAGAAGACTCATCAGTTACACTTGGTAAATTTATGAAAGCTAAAACTGATGCCTTAAACGAAAGTGTTAAAGCTGGAGGAATGAAAAAAGAAAGAATTACTCAAGGTTCAAATATGAGAAGACCAGAAGCTTTTGTTAAAGATGTAGAAGCTGGTAAATATAACAAACCAAATAAAGACGCAGCATATTACAAAAGCATAGGTCTAACTGGCGAACGTGGAGATCGAGCAGTCAAAGATTTTTTTAAACCATCAGATGTAAGATTAAAAAATATAATGGCTGGAAATTATATGGGTGGTGGAATGATGAACAAGCCCATGGGTTACAAATCTGGTAAGTCTATAAAAGTAAAATGCAAACTAGGTAAAAACAAACCTACAAAAATGTATTAGGAGGGACAATGTCCCTTACGAATATTTTACGAGGGATCGGCCGAAGGATTCTTGGTGGTAAAAAAGAATCAGCAACACCGACCACCGGAACACAACAAAAACAAATAACTTATCAACCAAAGCCATCACAAGCTCAAGGTCAAGAGTTAGCTACACAAGAAATTAAAAACCCACCTATAGTTCTTAAGAAAACAAAACCACTACAGATGGGTGATGATATAGCTCCAGGCTTTGGATCATCTACATACGATTGGGTGATGAGAAAAGGTAGAGGATCTTATACTGCAGATGAGTGGTTAGATCATTTAACTTCTACAAGAAAAGTAAACTTTACTGTATTCGGTAAACCATCAACAAGAATTGAAAGAGCCGAGAAAAAATTCAAATACGATTCAGGACCCTTTGTAGGTAAGGAAGTTAACATCTCAAAAGAAGAATTGTTTGATACTAATGTTGCTATATTTGATCAACAAGGAAACTTGACTGGCGGTTTGTTAGCAGCAGCCAAAAAGTTTGGAATTAAATTAGATGCTAATGAACTTGGTGCAATGATAAAATTAAATCCAATGAACAGATTGAAACCAATTGAGTTAGGAAGACCATCAGGTGCTGGAGAAAAATTTGATAATACTGCCAAAATACTTGGAGAGAGAATACAAGCATTAAAAGTGAAATACAGAAATGATGATGATATTGTAAGACAACTTAGTGATGCTCAATTTGAATTACTTGCAATCAAAAATGGTGAAATGGGACAAGGAGCTTTTAGAAATTTAAGCAGATCTTTAAAAATGGCAAAGGCTAGACCTAACTTTGATAAATCACAAAAACTAGTTTTAAATAAATTAGAAGGTGAACTTAATGCAGCAGCAGCTCCACTAAGAAGCACAAAAACATATTACGGTGGTGAAACTAATTATACTCTTCAAGGAGGCAATAATTACAGAGAAACAATTATGACTCTTCCAGAAGAGATTGTAACAAACAGTAGACCATACAATACAGGAGGCCACTTTACAGATGTTCTTGGTGACAAAACAAATAATATTTATCACGTAAGGTTCGATACAAGATTTACACCTGATGGTAAAAAAGTATTTATGATTAATGAAATACAATCTGATGTAAACCAAAGTGTTGCAAAAAATTTACAAAAGTTTGAACAGCTTGATGGTATAAAAAGAATTAATCCTTTTCAAAAAGATATTGAAATAAAATTACTTAACAATGAGAGATCAAAACTTATAACCTCTTTAGAGGATGCAATGACAAAGAATGATACAGCTGCTGCAAGTGCCATATCAAATCAATTAGCTAAGACAACACAAGCAATACAAAAAATGACTGCTAAGGGGGGTGCAAGAGATTACTTTCCTATGGTTGAAGCAGATCAATATGGAGACCATGCACTTAAATATTTAATGCAAAGAGCAGCAAGAGAGAATGTTGATTACGTAGCCGTTGCCCCGTTTGACAAATTAAGTTTCCGTCAAGGCTACAAAGCTGGTAACGAAAGATTTTATGGCTATGCTAATGGTAAAGGTATCAATAAAAGTGGTACTTCAGTAATGCCAAATCTTATGAAAAGAGCAGCTAGGTTGTATGGATCTAAAGCAGGACCAACAAAAATATCGTTATCTGATCCATCAAAACCCTATAAAAGAATATCAACAGATAATTTTACGTATCCTGAAAGACACAAACTTTCTGGTAAAAAAATAAAAAGTACATACCATAGTGATGCTATAATGGTTAGTGATCCTGGAAAAGCAGGTGCTGGTTATACATTTATTGAACCCTCTAATCCTGCCTTGTATTTTGATGCATTTGCTATTAAAGTAAATCCACTAATGAGAGGTACACAAAAAACCTACAAGAAACTTGGTGGACTTGTAGTAGATATGTTTAAACCAATAAGGTACAATTAATTATGGCAATCGAAAAAGTAACAGAAGAGATCAAAGAAGAAGAAATTCAAGAACAACCTGACGGTTTACCTGTAGACGTAACAGTTGAAGGTGAAGAAGAAATGGTTGAGGAAAGACCTCAAGATGAATTTAATGCTAACCTTGCTGAAGGTATGGATGAACGTACCCTCAAAGACATGGGTATGGAGCTTATTCAAGAATACAAAAAAGATAAAACTTCTAGAAAAGAATGGGAAGATGCCTATATTAAAGGTTTAGATCTATTAGGAACTAAATATCAAGAAGTTACAAAACCATTCAAAGGCGCATCTGGTGTCACTCATCCGTTGTTAGCTGAATCTGTTACGCAATTCCAAGCACAAGCTTATAAAGAATTAGTTCCAAGTGATGGTCCAGTCCGAACCCAAGTTGTAGGTGCAGTAACACCGGCCACCGAAGCCCAGGCAGATAGAGTCAAAGAGTATATGAATTATTTGTTGATGGAGGAGATGGAAGACTACACAACTGACATGGATCAAATGCTATTTTACTTACCACTGTCAGGATCTACATTTAAGAAAATTTACTACGATGCAATGTTAGATAGACCTGTATCTAAATTTATTCCAGCTGAGGATTTAGTTGTTCCATACTATGCATCAGATTTAAAAGATTGTGAAAGAAT